GGAAGCCTCTGCAGGTCCCCCTTGCCCGTGGACGCGATACATCGGAATGTATCTCCATCCACTATTTCATCGCCACCGGCGTACTAGCATGCTAGTACGACGGCTCGTGTACATACTGACACTACTAGGCGGGGTACCGTCAAAACGGTTACTCAGCCTAGCAATGCGATTGTCATCTATGCTCATGTCTGTTGGCTTTGTTCTTTCGGCGAAATACCGAAGGAGCATTAACCAGCCATCCATGAACTTAGTGATAGACGGGGTAGAAGTGTCCCAAACTTTATATTCGACCTTTTGCAAGGATCGATTATATCGTCTGAGTATCTTCCGCCCATCGCGTAGTGCTGTTTCGGAGAGAGAAGGAGCAGAAATATTCAGCTCTTTCCCAGGTATTGAACCATAAGTATGGGTCAACATCCCTACGATATAATCGTAGGCTTCGTAGCAGCCCCTAGAGTAGAGGGAATTCGCATAAGCGATCCAACTACAATAGGTGTCAGGACTAGGAGTAGATGCCCAGACTGTCCGAAAACGGACAGGAGTGACATTGACGCCTTTGAAGGCGTCGGTGCCACATGATTCTCTAAAGAATCCACTGGTGCAACTTTTGTCGCGGTTTATTTTTAAACCAAACGACTCAAGGATGCTCATCGCGTTCGACGCATAATGCGTTGGGACGATGACATCATCTCCATACACTAAGATACTCTCTTGAGTATCTCCATCAGGTGCTGCAGCGGTTAGAATCGCCCAGATAGTAAGCGCCAATATTGGGAAGCATAAACAGCTCCCCATCGGCGCGAACTTTCTAAGCTTTAATATCCGACCATCTGGTAGCACCGTCGATGAACTTCTACATGCATCTAGATAATCAACTAGATTATCCGGAAACAGTAGATGAACCAGATCAGTGCTTACGCGATCCGAAGCCTCATTGAGGTCCAGAGTTGCGTACCCTCCCTTCATGGAACCTAATAAGGCTCCACGTTGGTTTGGTGACTGATCAGTGAAGAACACATTAAACCGAGTGGAATAATGATGTTCGACATGCTCAACGATGGCCCGTCCTAAACCTTGCTGAATCCATTGAAAATCAACGGGTTCACAAGAAATGAGACGAGGCCCACGCGAATCTTTCGGGACCAAAATAACTTTGGCCGGAAGATCCTCGCTCTTGATAGCTTTTAAACTATCAAGACGATCGCAAACGTGCGTCAACGATGAAAAATAATATTCATCAATTGGGTACATCTGCGATATCCTATGAGACACATTCGACCAATGGTACTTGCCCCAAAGTCGTTGCTTAGTAGCAACGACTCCAGGACCGTGCCGTGGTTGGATGTCTCTCGGATCGAACTGCTTGAACAACCTCTTTAAGAGGCTTCTAGCTTTGCGTGTCACTATGGTTTGCGGATTAGTCGAATGACTTCTCCTACAACCCACAATGCGAGGCGGCAAGTCTTTTCGAATTTCTTCGAGGAACTTGTCGCTTGTTGATAGGTCATCCTCGGTTTTCTCAAACCGGGCGATGACTTGCTGTTCTTGTTCATTGGTGTATGCAGTCTCATACTTATACATAATGTATAGGATGAGCCTGATATCACTGATGGCTTGTACACACGGATCAGGACGGATTTCCCCGTTAGGGGAGAATACTTTCATGAAAAGCTCACCGAGAAATCTCGGAAGCTTGCTCCCTCGTATGGTTGAAAAACCAACGAGAGAGGCGTTCATGATTGCATTCTCACAAAGTGCCTTATCAAAGCACTTACCCAAACGTGGTAAGGTTTTCGTAAGAAAACCTAGTCCCTCCTGCGTGACTCGTCGTCTCACGATATTAATCGTGTTACGGCAGTTACGAGTGTTGAACACCTCACCATGTCGTTTTTGAACGTCACGGATTAGTGCAGCGATGATTTCTATTTCATCTAGGCTCTTATTGGGGTCCATAAGGATTCCCTCCTAGAGCATGCGATTAACCCGTGATCATCTAACGATAACTTACTAACGCACCATAGACATATGATAAATAAGTCTACAGAGTCCCTCCCATCTTTTGAGATAGTAGGGCTGATACAAGAGTGTACTAACCCCAAGTATGCGAAATGTATTTGCAGAATCCACGTTCGCCAGTGCATAGAAGGAATATTCCAAGTTGAATATTTTTCTATACAAAAGGCGGATGCGAATCTGACAAAAACAGATAGCAGTACCGGGAGTTAGACTTGACTCCTACATAAGTCAGTAAGATCTGGATACTATCCAGATAGATTCCGCGTCTAAAGACTGAGAACTAAATAGTTCCCAGCGCTAAAGACTTGGCGCCCGAACCAGTTCCTGCGTACAAGATAGTCGTTCCTGAGCCATCACTGGCCAGGAAGGACATCAAGTTCGCAAGAACTTCGTATACCTGCGTGTAGGCGGTCATATTCCCAACAGGGAAATCACCGACGACATATGCAGATATAGTTTCCGTGCGAGTCGTATCGACCTGTCCGACGATAACTTTATCGAATCGGACAGTAGACCGACGTCGTTTGGAAACGCCACTCCCACTCTCTTGATGTTTAATCGTGAGAGTATGGGGGCGGCCTGGAGTAGGATTGGTCGTCTGAAAGACGGTTGTCCGTCCTTCAGAATTGATCCGTTCGAACTCGATTTCGGTGCCAACGGAGTCTTTTACTTCGTTAGTTACGAGTGTATCACTTAGCATGCTTTTGTTTGCTTTGTTGTACAGCGCCTCGCAATGGCAAGGCCCGATGGTAGTATATACTACCGTTTTGGCCGGCTCCGCCTTCGTGCAAGCACGAGGTCGGCGCCGAGACTGAATTCTTCCGAACTCAGTCCGCTCGTTATTAACGAGCTTGTGTCTGGCACTCCGGTGAAGCGGCGATAAGCCACCTCCCGGACACTAGGCATAGGCGCCTCCGCCCGTTGGGAAGGAAGTGCGGGAAACCCATAAGCCCCGGTTGCAGTATCTGCAATTCGAGTCAAATGGACTACCCTTTCCCTCTTAATAGACCAGAGGTACCGACGTATGTTTATCACCGGTTTCATGTTCTCCACCTTGAAGTTGTCGAGCCATCGGCTAACGCCGATGACCCAGTCAACAACAAAGGACCAGGGTATTGCGTTCCAGATGATCGCAGGGTTAAGGTTAACCCCGAAAGCATCTAAGAGACCCAATATTCGAGCATGCTCGATCTGGTACTGAGTGAAATTGAAATTATATTCAATTTCAGCATGAAACTGGGACTTAGGAGTATTCGCCACTCGCCGAGTACGAAACGTGTTAAGGTAATATGAAGTTGGCAGTTGGTACTGCGCAAAGACATAGTAACCCTGACTAGTTTCAGTAACGGTAGGTGGGAACTCTTGCCACTCGTAAGCGAAATGCTTACGTTGTGGTGTCCCGGCTCGCGTGAGTAAGTCGTTTATACGACGTTCCAGCGAGGATAATGCACGGAATATTCCGGCAATATCTGATATGAGGGGTCTGATGTTGAACTTCCATTGAAGTGTAGCACCAGCCCCGAGGCGAACTGCTTCGCGAATTGATTGATAGGTAAGCAAAAATGAATACCTACCAAGTTCGCGAATCAGCTGAGGAAGAGAAACGAAGTCCTTTAATTCGATTAACGAATTAACGGAGCTAAGTTCAGACTTCATAGAAGGGAGCATAGAGCGTAAAGCTTTCTGCTCCAATTCAGCGAGGTCAGCCGGCGGAGGCACAAAGCCACCGTCGGGTCTCTTATCATAGAAACTGGGTAACCCTGAAAAGGGTCTCCCAGGATCGCCGAACGGACGAAAGAAACCACCCCCTGTGGGTTGGTATCCTCCGTAACCAAACAAGACATGCCTACTTGAGGTAGAGTAATATTGGGGATAGAATTCCCATATACTCGCCCAAGCAGTCAAGCTTGACAGAGAATCGTGGCTTGGGGCAGAGAAAACAACATAGTTTTCAAAGTCCTTCCACGCTTTCCTGGAAGAGTCAGAATTGGGCGTAATCTCCTGAAATCTGATGGTCCTTGGACCACCATATATCATGTTGACCGTCCGATCTGCCTCAGTATGGGTTTCAGCGCCCGAAGCAACTTGTAAAACAAGTTTCTCCGAATCGTTGTCATCCATCTTTTCTTGGTGAACCGTTCTCATACGTCTGGATGTGTTGAGGAATCAACACTTAAGGGTAACGCCCAACAGGGGCGTTAC